ATTACGAGCATGGGTATTTTTGGTTATTTGTCAAAAGCTCACATTGAGCAATCCGTGAAGGTTGGAGGTAATAATGAATTACAAATCACTAACTTGGAGCGACAGATTGGAAGGCAGCAATCAATCATTACTGATGCAGAAACGGTACTCTCGCAATTGGATTCGCAAGTCGCCACCCTCATCGAATACGACAGGATTCGTGGTCCTTCAGGTTCGATTGCAGTTCGCCAAAGTCAATCGGAAGAGAGGAGTCTTCTCAACCAAACGATTGATGATGCGTACGTTCGCATTGATGGACTCCAAGAAAGTCTCACGCCGCTCAAGCAAGAGCAACTGGCTCTCGAAGTCGAGGTTGGTCCTTTAAAATACATTGCTGAGTTAGTCTACGGAGATGAAGCTCGAACATATTTTGATGAAGCTGTACGTGGTGTTATCATTCTTATCATTTTTGTATTTGATCCACTTGCAATCATGCTTCTTATCGTATCGACAGGTATGTTTAAACGAGATCGTGAACAAATGAATCCACTCGTAGATGAAGAACAAATTATGCGAATGGATGCAAAAGAAGAACCCATCGATTGGGACCGAGCACCACCCAGACCGAAGAAGTCAGAACCAATGAAACGGTGGTTCGACGAATCGTCAACTAAAGAAGACTCCAATAATAATGAAAAGAAAAAGCGAGGACTAACTACTGTACTAAAACGAAGACCTATTTGATATGAAATACTTGATCTCTTTTATTTTAGCAGCGACGGCGTATCTAGCATTCGCCGATAACTCACTCAATCTGACGGAAGAAGAATATTGTCTTGCGCTCAATATCTACCACGAGGCCCGATCAGAAAATCTGGCTGGAATGTATGCTGTATCAGATGTTGTGTTGAATAGGGTTGATGATAATAGATACCCGAACACGGTTTGCGATGTAGTATATCAAGCTGTTTATTCAAAGTGGTGGTTAGAAGAAAGAGGCAGGAAAGTGCCGATACGAAATAGGTGCCAATTCAGTTGGTATTGTGACGGTAAATCAGATGATCCTGCTGATGAAGATGCCTGGTATCAGTCTCAGTTAGTGGCTTCTCATATTTTGAATAAAAACATTTATCGGGGGATTACCGAAGGGGCAACACATTATCATGCCACTTACGTTGATCCATCTTGGAGACATAGGTTTGCTTCTACTGGAAGAATAGGGTCGCATATTTTCTATCGGGCAGATTGATAAATATCTCTATTGTAATGATGGAGAAAAATGATGGTAATAGCTGGTGTGGACTACAGCCTAACAAGTCCGGCAATATGCGTACACCATGGTGATGAATGGAAATATGAAAACTGTCAATTCCACTTCTTCAGAAAGAAAAAGCAAACCGATGGTGGCGAATTCGTTGGATATGACTACCCAGAATGGGTCAATGATCAAGACAGATACGAAAAACTCTCAGCCTGGTCACTCGACGTTATGTTCTTTAATGACGTATCGAAGGCATATATTGAGGGATATGCATTTGGCGCTGTTGGGCGTGTATTTAATATAGCTGAGAATGGTGGTTACCTAAAACAGCGATTATGGTTATGTGGTATTCCATTTGAGGTTCCTGCCCCAACCGTAATCAAGAAATTCGGCAGTGGTAAAGGTAATGCCAGTAAAGAATTGATGTATGAATCATTTATTGCTGAAACAGGGGTTGACATTCGAGCTAGACTTGATATAATATCAACTAAAAATTGGAACCCCATCAGTGACATCATTGATGCTTATTACATAGCTAAATACGGCTTTTTTGAGGAAAAAACAGATAATGATACTAATCTTTAATGGACCACCTGGCACTGGTAAAGATGAAGCGGCAAATTTCTTCTGCGATAGATTCGATTTCGAACATTTAAGTTTTAAGAAACAGCTCTTCAAAGAGACCATCAAATATTTTGGTGTGAAAGAAGATTGGTTTATGGACGGTTATAATGACCGTACCAAAAAAGAAGTAAGAGAACTGGCTCTTAAAAATCATTCTCGTCGAACAGCAATGATTCATACCTCCGAAGAAATAATTAAACCCACAAAGGGCAAAGATTATTTCGGTAAGATGGTAGCAGAAGAGATCGACACGAATCGCAACTATGTAATCAGTGATGGTGGATTTGTAGAAGAGCTACAACCCATCATCGATAAGGTCGGTGCAGAAAATATGGCAATTGTTCAGCTGACCAGACAGGGTTGCAGTTTTCAGAATGATTCTCGTAGATACTTTAATGGCAAATTCTTCGGTGAGACCAACGAGATTGTCATTAATTATGAAACTGAAATCGAAGATGATTTCGTCCTAGAAATGCCTGCATCAATTTTGACCTATCGTATACATAATAATGGGACAATAAGAGACTTCTTTCAAAGCCTCATTAGTATTGAGTACAGACTTAACTGGGTTGATAGGTTGAATAAGGCACTTATTAATCACCCCATACGTGGAGAAAAGGTAACATTATGAATTATGATGATTTGAAAGGAACACTGCTTGAAAATGTTTGTATCGTTGATTTCACCAAAGTAAATGGTGAGAACCGATTGATGAAATGTACCCTTAAGCCAGATCAAATCCCCGAAACGACTACTACAGCAACCACTACTGGAGGTTTTTCTCCGGCACCGGTGAATGAGAGCGTCATGGCTGTTTGGGATTTGGAAGCAAATGGCTGGAGGTCTTTTCGAGTAGAGAATATGAATTCGATTAAAATTGTGGAGTAAAATATGAGCGTTGTATACAAAGGTGAAGTGATTAACACCGAACTTTCTAAAAATTCTAACGGTGGTACCGAAATGATGAGACAGCGTCTCGTCGATAATGTCAATCCTGACTATCTAGGTAAGGTTGCCATTCACCTTTCACGCACCCGAGAAATGTATGATGATGTACCTAATATTTTATGGTGCCATGATCTTGCAGAAGACCCAGAAAACCGTGTATTGGTCGACGGTGGTTGGCAAAAATTTGACCGACTGATTTTCGTATCTGCTTGGCAACGAGACCAATATATCATTCGATATGGTATCCCATATTCTCGCTGTGTGGTGATTCACAACGCCGTAGAAAAGGAATATGCTCCTCGTGAGAAAGATCAGGAGACGATTCGCTTCGTTTATCATACAACACCCCATAGAGGTCTAGAGCTTCTCGTACCCGTATTCGAAGCGTTGGCTAAAGAATTCACCAACATACACCTAGATGTATATTCGTCATTTGGTATTTACGGTTGGGAATCTCGTGACGAACCCTACAGGGAACTATTTGATAAGATCGAATCTCACCCACAGATGACCTATCACGGTGCGGTAGACAACGCCACAGTCTTGGAGGCACTTGATAAGGCACATATCTTCTTATATCCTAATATTTGGAAAGAGACCTCTTGCATTGCGTTGATTGAAGCAATTAAGAGTCAGGTAATTTGTATCCACCCGAATTATGGTGCTCTAGCAGAGACCTGTGCTAATGCAACAATCACTTATGATTTCAAAGAAAATAATAACGAGCATGCGAACTATGCTTATTCTGTAGCAAAGCAATTGGTACAGGTCATGAACAATGACGAGAATTACTTCACGAGATTTACCTATTCAGATAGGTTTAATCTTGCCCGTAACAGCATCGCCTCTTTTAAGACAATTTGGGATGCAACACTAGCAAATGTAATTGCTGAATACGAGAAAAATGTCGGATAAAAATGTAATTCCATTCCCCAAGATTAAGCTTGATGCTCCACCCCAATCGGCTGAAGAGGTTCAAGCTCAGATCAGACAATACAAAGAAAGTTATGCTACCGAAGTGGCAGATATTCTTTGGCAAAGTGTAATCAATGAGTTGGGTCGAGCAGGATGTGACTTTGAAAAAGATATGGATGCCTTTTACCCTTCCATGATCCTCATTTTAGAATCTATTCGATCGCTGCATTTACAGGCAAGTGGGATTGAACATCCACTTCAAACATTTGCAACTGAAAATATTACCGTCGAAGAAATCACAGAAAAAATGGTTGACATTGATGACGAAATAGATTAAAATAAGAGATTCAAATTAAACTATGGTATTAAATTATGGCTATTCTTGTAGACTACAATCAGGTGATGCTAGCCTCTCTATTTGCTAGTATTGGTAATCACCACAACATCGACCTCGATGAAAATCTCATTCGACACATGTTTCTTAATTCTTTGCGAATGAATCGTAAGAAGTTCTCAGAGGAATATGGCGAGATCATTATCTGCGCGGACAATAAGAATGTCTGGCGTCGAGATTATTTTCCCTATTACAAGGCAAATCGTAGAAAGAACCGAGATGAGTCCGACCTAGATTGGAACGCTCTTTTCGAATGTCTTCATAAGATCAAGGCAGAACTAGACGAGTTCTTTCCCTATAAAGTCATTGATATTGAACGATGTGAGGCTGATGATATCATTGGTACCATCATTCACGAAGAAGGTACCGAACTCAATACTGGTTCAGAAAAGTTTCTTATTCTATCTGGTGACAAAGACTATATCCAGCTTCAGAGATATGCAAATGTCGACCAATACAACCCAGTAATGAAAAAGTGGGTGAGACATGATAATCCAGATAAATATCTTAGTGAACACGTTCTGAAGGGTGATGCCGGTGACGGTGTTCCGAATGTGTTGATGAATGATAACTGTTTGGTTGTCGGTGATAGGCAAAGACCTATGACTAAGAAAAAACTGGCTGATTATTCGAACCCAGATAATATGCCGGAAGAAGTATTGAGGAATTATGAGCGCAATCGATTGATGATTGATCTCGGTCAAATCCCTCAAGAGTACAAAGATCAAATTATAGATGAATACCGTAAAGATAAAAATGTCGGTAGAGAACAATTATTTAATTATTTTATTAAACAGAAATTGAAGAATCTACTCACAGATATACAGGACTTTTAATTATGGCTGTACGATTATCAATCTCAGAAATCCTAAACAAGGTTTCGGAGATAAAAACAAAGAGTGAAAAGATCAAATGGCTACAGTCGTATGATTGTATACCACTACGCTCAATTTTGCGACTAACGTATGACAAAGAAAACGTTAAATTTTTGCTCCCTGATTCACCCCCTCCGTGGAAGAAAAATAATATGGAGGAAGGTACAGAGGGTTTGCTGTACAAAGAAACAAGACGACTTCGCATTTTTGTGAAGGGTGGTGGCTATGATGATTTGAATCAGGTAAAACGAGAATCACTATTCATCAGTCTTTTGGAAGATCTCAATGACGACGATGCAGATCTTTTGGCAAACCACGTTATATCTCAGAAACCGATTAAAGGGTTAACCGAAAAGACTCTGGTAGAGGCTTTTCCTGATATTTACAGGAGCAAGATAGGATAATAAAATGGCTAAGCGGTTCAAAAACTTCCGTGAAGGATACGACAATGAATGGGGTGATCAGCACGAAGATCGCCGTCGTGAAAAGCGTAAGAATCACGATAAGAAAATGAAACGTCGAAGACGCAGAGACGAGAAAGTTTTCAATTTTAAAGAATTTAATGACCAATAAGTGTTGACAACTGCTCATTTCTGTATTATAATTACAGAGTTAAATTGATTTTTTGGAGATGTTATGAGCAATATTGCCGACAAGGTTATTCTTGTTGACTGCGATGGTGTTCTGCTAGACTGGGAATATGCTTTTGACCAGTGGATGAAGCGACACGGATACCACAAAGAATTCGATTCAGTCTACGATATGGCTGTTTCATATAGCATGAAGAGAAAGGATGTAAAGCGCCTAATCCGAATGTTCAATGAATCAGCCACAATTCGAAGACTCCCACCCCTCAGAGATGCTATCAAATATGTCAAAAAGATGCATGAAGAACGAGGTTATGTATTCCATGCAATTACCTCTCTGAGTAATGATGAGTATGCTCAACACCTTCGAACTAAGAATCTGTGTGAATTATTCGGCCCTACTGTATTTGAAAAGTATATCTACCTAGATACAGGTGCAGATAAAGATAAGGCACTAGAAGAATACAAAGATTCTGGCTGTCTCTGGGTTGAAGATAAGATTGCAAATGCCGAAGTCGGACGTGATCTAGGTCTAAGATCTGTCCTAATGAAACACGGCTTTAATGAAGATTATGTGTCAGACGACATACCTCTAGTTGAAAATTGGGCGGATCTCTATTACAACTTTATATAAATAAATCCATATATGGAGAAATGATGCCAATCTATACTTTTAGAGACAAAGAAACTCTAGAGTCCTTCGATAAGATAATGTCTTATTCGGAGAAGCTCACCTTCCTTGAAGAAAACCCCCACCTCGAATCCATTATTACTTCTGCGCCGGGAATCGGTGACCCGGTCCGTCTGGGGCTTCGTAAGCCGTCAGATAGTTTTCGTGATGTCCTCAAAAACATTAAATCCCACCACCCGGGATCAAGAAACGTAAAAAGTACAATAAATGACTTCTAAGGAGGTTTCATGGCCAAACAAGCTCGCCGTATGTCCAGAAAGGAAAAGCGGAGACAGGACAGGGAATTTAACCACGTTGTAAATAATAAATTTTCAATGAGGAAAATTGAGCCAATCACCACTACACAGGAGGAAATGTTTGACAGTTATCGAAATGACAGAAACATAGCAGCAATTGGTACAGCAGGAACAGGAAAAACCATGTGCGCAATGTACCTTGGTTTGACCGACGTTCTTACTCAACCAGAATATGAAAAACTTATAGTTATTCGATCAGCTGTACAAACCCGCGAACAAGGTTTCATGCCTGGTTCCAAGGCTCAAAAAGAAGCAGTATTCACAGTTCCCTACGCCGATATTACAAATGACCTATTTCAAAGAGGAGATGCTTGGGAAATACTAAAACAAAAACGTATGGTAGAATTCATGACCTCATCCTTCGTAAGAGGATTGACGTTTGATAATTCTATTATCGTCGTTGATGAGTGCCAATCCATGACCTATCACGAGCTTGATAGTATCATTACACGAGTTGGTGAATCATCGAAAATCATCTTCTGCGGAGATACATTTCAGGATGATTTGGCCGGTTCACGAAACCGAAACGATATAACCGGATTGCCTGAGTTTATCAAGGTACTGAATAGAATCGACTCGTTCGATATCGTCAATTTCGGTGTTGAAGATATTGTAAGATCAGGTTTGGTTAAGGAATATATACTAGCAAAGGAGAGTTGTAGCACCTATCTTAGGGCAGCATAGAGCATAGACGAATGAAATCATGGCGAACGCAAACGCAATTATAGAATATGAGCTTACTTCCAGCAACGATAAGTACATTGAGAGAGACACGTTCCCACACGAATCTCACAATGAGTTTCCTGCTGTTTATGGTAATGAGGATTTCATTTTTGAACTAACCTTTAATGGGAGAGTTCTGCTCGCAAATACGGCTGGTGGTACCCCGGTTGAACCATTTACTTTTAATGTTTTGACTGGGGAACCACTAGACCCTTCTCAAACAATTCGAATTGATCTAAGTCCAACTCCAGGTGGTGGTTATGAAACTGTAACCACTGACGTTGTGGCATATTGGGATGATTTCACAAATACAGATTTCGTTAATGGTGTTGCGAATACCTTCCCGGGTGCATCCGGATTTTACGGTAACATCACAGTCTATAATCACAAGATTCGATGGGAAAATGTGCAGTGGGCAAATTGGACTCAGCCATTTGATCTAGGATTTTTTAATTCTGCTACCAGTAATTTCTGGGATACATATAACGCAAATAACTACCCAGAGCAGATAGTAATTTACGCAGATTATAACGGTAACGCAAACCTCAATATCAGTTACACTACCACGGAACCGAATACTGCACCTTATTTCATACCTCCCACCTCTGATACTACAGTCGGTGGTGCTAACTCTTATGATATACCTACTGGGAAAATAACTAGAATAGAGGTGTTGAATCCCTATCCAGTTCCACCAGAAGAACAGCCTTCCGATTTTTATGGTGTGCCGTATTTGGAAAATGACCACCCTGCAGCTCTAAGAGCAGAAGCAATAGATAATTTATTTCCCAATCCAGCAACTTACGACGTTGATCCAGAAACTGGAATTGCTAATTATAATCGATATTTCAATAAACCACCTGCACCAGCATGGATTGCTGCACCGAATACACCCACATTTACATTTACCCAAGTCGATGGGCCCAGAAGGGATGATCAGAATAATCTGGTAACTGGTGTTGATATGCTAGCATCAGTAAGGATATGGCGATATAGCGAATAT